TTGTAGTTCCTTCAGTGCGTTCAACTCATTGGTGTTCTTGTAGTACACGTCATGATTGCCAGGAATTATATCCATAGTAATACCATGCTTACGCATAGGTTCTAGGAATATCTTACGGTTATGTTGCAGTGCCTTGAAGTTGATTGTCTTACGATTATCGTAATAATCACCCAAGTGTAGGATATGTCTGATATTATTTTCTAACAGATATGGAAAGAACACTTCACTATAGAAGCGTTCCTGATATGCCATAAAAATGTCAGAGGAATTGCGACACCCTGCGTGTGTGTCGTTTAGAATGGCGACCTTCATATAAAACCTTTATTCATTTATTAGTGTATAGTATAACACAGAAAACATGATTAGTCAACTATAAAATTTGTTAAGTCTGAGTCTGCCTTAACGGTACGTCTCTTACGTTCCTTCTTAACAATCTCTTTCCACTCGGTATCCCTATCCTTAACATCATCGATACGTATACGGAGTGAGTCAACAAACGCAGACGCATACTGACCAGATCGTTCATCACCGAGTTCGTTATCAAGAAACATATCAACACCAGCCTGTTCCATATAACGCATCTTGATGTCTTGTTGTTTCTTCTCTTTCTCAATCCTACGTAGGAATGCGAACCACGATATCTGGGTGAAGTATGCAAACGCATTAGGTTTACCAGTGCGGGTCGCTGCTTCTAGGTTGTAGTTCTCGATTGCTTTGAGACAGTTCTCTACCGCATCCATCACCATTTCTTCACGATAGGTGTAACGGACAAAGTTAGACTTGTGAGACAACCCTTCACATATCTTGAGAAAACACTGAGCAATGTAGTCAGTTACTTTAGGTTGTTCAATACAGGACTCACGTGCCTCGTTCAGTGTCGTTACATAATCCACGACTGCTTGTGAGAACATCGCATTGTTTACGTAATGCGGTTTGTCTTTTGGTTTAACTTTCTTTACGGTTGGGGTAATTGTTGTTGTCATTTTAAATTCCGATTTTATGTCTCAAATTAGTACTTGATAGATTGTGATGTCTACTATTATAATACACTTCAACGTAATTGTCAAGCTGATAATCCTTTCCAGTGAAATCTTTTTCTCTGTACTCTTCACCGATGATACGTACATCAAACTGAACCAACTGCATCAGTCGTAACAAGTCCTCTTCTGACTCGTAAGGGATTATCTCGTCAACATACTTACACCCTTGAACCTGCAAATATCTTTCAGCGATTGATTGTAGGGGTTTGTTCTTGTCAGGACGATCTATGGTGGGGTCAGTCTGTAGTCCTACTATAAGGTAGTCACACACAGACCGTGCTTCTTTAAGCATAGCAACATGACCCGCATGAAACAGGTCGAATGCGCTACAGGTGAATCCGATTTTATTTTTTACTTTTAGGGTTGACAAAAGTTGTTACTCACTGTATAATAAGCTTTACTGCTGCGGAGGGTTGAATACTACAGTTCCTGCAATACAAAAACGGTCACCATCAAACTCTTTGGATATCGCTTCATGTATAAGATGTCCTCGGAAGATAACCAATTTACCATTCTCAATTTGAATTTCTTTTCCTAGTGTTGGGAAGACTAGATTTGAACACCCTTCAGGTGGATCAATATAATAACAGAATGCCCATGTACAAGGCCAATGGTCGTGAGGTGTAGTAACCTCTTCACTTATTGATCTTGTACCCCACATAGAAATTACTTTCTGTGATTGTATATATAAGTTATTCCAGAGAGGCATACCCACCCGATGTCTATGGTTCTTGTTATCCATGTTCATCTCTAAGGAAGACTCTATACAGAACTCTTCGATAATCTCTGCTAGTTTTGTAAACTCAGGGTACTCCCAATGTAATTGACCTAACGTACAGTCTGCCTTAACATTAGTCATACGACTAGTCTCATCACCAATATCACAAACTCTATTGACTATCCTAGTGTTCATGTCTTCGTCATCAATCATCTTGACAAAGACATACTCATCATCAATCTTTTCCATTAATGTATTTTTTTAGAGTTAAACTGGATAACATTATTAGAAGCAGAATCACTATTCATCCTCTCTATATAATCATCAATCTTATCACTAGCGGTTACCGCACGTGATTCCATCTTTTCAGTTGCGGATAGACCGTTCTCAGGGTCACCATGTTTCTCAGCATATTCTTGTTCACGTGCAGTGTGCATGTCTTTCATATCAGCCACTGCCTCATCCCACTGTACTAGTAGACTATCTGTAGGGAATCCTATCCCGACAATATGTGTAGCTAGAAGGATTATCAAATCATCATTACTTTCCTGATACACCATCCAAGGTCGGAATGCATAGTATTTAAACCCTTCTTCATTCTCCATCATAACAAGTCGCATCGCTTTTCTGATTAAGACTTCAATGTCATCATCATCTTGCCACTGTACTACCTCCGCAAGAATCTCTTCACCGGATGATAACTTAAACTGTTTTACTTCCATCTCTACTGTAGATTCTGTCATTTTAAATCCAATTGATATATGTTATAAGGGAATTGTTCTTTAGTATATATCTTAATTCTTTCTGCACTATGTCGGAGTGTAAAGTTCTTGTGTGATTGGATATGCATATCATCTGCTATATCGTATAGTTTGGTAGCCACACCGTTCTCAGACTGTCTCAGACCACGCCCTATCGACTGTAGTACCTTAACCTGACTCTTACTAGGGGATGCGAATACTATATTGTGTAGATTCTTAATATTGATACCTGTAGAGAACGTTCCGAGAGAGGCGACAATAATTGCATCTTTTTGACCTTCTACTATACCACGAATCTGTTCACGGTCTGCGGCATCTACCTCACCAGACACATAGAATATCTTTCGGCCGTCTTCCGCTTTGTCTCTCATCATGTCAAAGAGAACCTTACCATGTTTCTCTACGAATTGAAACAACACCAGAGTATTGCCCTTCTGATCTAACGCAAGGTTGGTTATTAACTTGTTGCGTTTCTCGTTGGTTACGATATAGTCCATCTCTTCCTGATAGGTCTTACCCTGCATCATGTGACAGACATCGTTGTGGTAACGGAGTAATAGTATAGAGATATTAATCTGTGCAAGAGTACCTTGTACCTGTAGGTCACGAGTCAAGGTCACTGTCTTGGTGGGCCCAAACAGACCTTCGAGTACCAGTTTATTTGTCTCTGTACCATCTAACGTACCAGTAGTACCAAATCGGTATGGTGCGTTGATACACTTGTTCATTATACCGGACAGGGACTTCGCCTTGAATAGATGAACCTCATCACCAAAGACACAACCAAACTGTTCGAACCATTCCGCAGGGAACTTGTAGATTGATTGCCACGTGGAGATTAAGATTTGTTTGTCGGTCACCTTCTCTTTGCCACCATATATCTTGTGACATAACTCAGGGTCGAATCCGTAGTCCGCAAAATCTTTGTGCATCTGTTCAACCAGAGATGTTGTGGGAACAACAACCAGAATCTTCTGACCATCGTAGGCATCCATGAACCATCGCATTAGGTTGTAGATAATGAAAGACTTACCACTACCAGTAGGGGATAATAGTATGGCACGTTTCTGTTCGATACCGTGGGTCACCGCATCATACTGGTAGTCACGTAACGGAAAGGGCATACCAAGTTCACCCTGAAATTTGATTAACTCTTGGTGTGGTACTTGGTTCTTATTCTCAGGGTGACCGTACTCAGGGTTGTCGATCAACTCTATGGGATACATTCTATCAGCACAGAACTTCTTTAGATGTGCATACAGACCGACATTCAGTTCACGAGTAATTTGGTTAAAGAGTTTGATTTTACCGTCCCATCTGCGAGACTTAAATGCGGGCATATACTTATGGCCAGGCACAAAGAATGAGAAGTACTCTCTCAGTTCAGGAATCTGGTGTGCTTCCGCATCGATGATCATCATCGCATGGTCACGAAGACCTACACGTATAGTATTAGGTATACTCACAATTTAAATAATATAGCGATCAGTAGGATGTTGGTCAGAAAAATCTCTGCGGCAAGTATAGTATGATACCATACCCACCGAGATTGGTAGACCTTGTTTACTTTAAAAGTTTCTTTCAATTCGTCAAACATAGTTACTCACCTAACTACCAGCTTCGAATGACCTCCATCTGATCATATTTCCAATCGTCTGGTGTCGCCAATTGAGATTATTTACTATCTCAGTAAGTGTATCTATAATATTTTTAAGATACTGAATTTTCATCTCAGAGTCTTGAATCTCTTTGTCGGAGTCGTAATAATATTCTTTGAAGTTCTTGGTGGTCGCACTGAGTCCCTCGTATGGGTCATATGCCCATCCACGAGACTGGATATCTTCTTGCGACATCTTACCTTCGTAATAAAGGTACTTGTCTTTCAGTAAGGTTTTCTGATCGAACTCTGCCTTCTTGTGACGGAGTTTGGTTAGTGATAGGTACTCTAGGTATTTGGCATGAAGCATCGGTGTAACTCTAGACGTTTCATCCAGTTGATGTTTCTCAATTTGACAGTCCACTTTCCATTCTGCAAGGATGCTTTCCAAATCAATCATAGTGTTTCTCCATAGTGTAGATTATTATATAGGGTTATATTATAGCGAATTGTGAGAATCTAAATGAACAATCAAATGTCAAATAGGTTACGTCTCCAGTGGTTGAAGTAAACTCGATATTACCAAGTGAAGTTGGCACACAGTCGTTGTACTTAATCTTCTTTACTGTATTGTTATGACTCGATAGTACGTGTAGTGTGATATCTGCATAGGTTGGCACTTTACTGCCGCGATCAAGTGATGATACCTGACCATCATTCACGATGCGTGACATCCAATCAAACATCTCTGTATATGAGGTCATGTTCTCATCTAAGATGATAGTGAAGTTGACTTCAGAGAAGGTCATCTTATCACCAGCCAAAGGTACAGATGTTATTCTGCGGACAGGTAATTCGACAGGTGCTAGTGTTGCGCCCGGATGTGAGACAGACTGAACAAAGTACTCCATGTTGGGATACTTCGTTCGGTCGATTACTACCTTAAACCCCGTAGGTTGTAGGTAGTTTAAATTTGTGGTCAGTTCCGCATCGGTCAACTGAGTGGTTACATTTACTGGCATAGGACACCTCTTATAATATACTTCTATTTATAAGAGTTTAGTGGACAGTTTCCTGTTTACTCATGTTTATCAAGAGTTGGTCAATCACACTAGTCCAGTACTTCTGACCCCATTCCGAGTTGGAACGTGCCAATGCGTCATTGGCATTGGCAATCAATCGATGATAATCATACATTACAATGCACCCTTCCTTTACCAATCCATTCCAGTTCTTCGAACTTCTCTTCGAAGGACTTACCAGAAACCGTTAACCCTTCTTCGTGCATCGCTTTTAGTGCGAACTTCACTGCTTCCTTTGCGGTATCAAATGCGTACCACTTCAGACACTCAGCACCAGTTAGTGCGACTCTCACTTCATACATTCCTTTATTACTCATATTATTTAACCTCTATTTTAATAAATTTTCTACGTGACTTCGAGAACTGTTTCATTGGTTTCTTGTACATAACAGCTTCGGTCTTACCTTGCGGAAT